CGAAACTCGATCAGGTTGCTTGAGACCACCTCGCCTCGGACCTCCACGCGAAGCGCGGGGATCGATCCGGGCGCAGAGCCGACCGCTTCGGGCGCATCCTCGCGCGGTTTGTAGGCCTCCACGTCCTTCTGGAACTGCTCCCACCCGGCAAGGAGCTGCTGGCGACGCTCGGGAACCGAGGTGTATTCCATCGACACGCACTTCTCCGGTACGCCATCGGAGCAGGTGAAGATCGCCCGCTCGGCACCGCTCACGAAGAGTTGATGCTCCAGCTGCCAGTAGTAGTGCGCCTCGAGCTCGCCGGCGCGCACCTGCTTGGCCAGGTTCTCGTTCCAGAGCTTGTGCTCCCAGATCGTGGCATCGTCCATCGTGATGCCGTCCAGGGAGGCGAGCAGGTGGTCGAGCTCGTCGTGGACACCAGTCGCGGGGAAAAGCTCGATCCCGTACTCTTCCTCGATGACCGGGCGCGCGGATTCCTCGGCCTCATGGCCGCGCTCGAAGAGGATCTTCTGGCGCGGACTGATCGCGGGTGTGGCGCCGGTCGCCTTTTCCTGAATCAGGTCAGAGCGCGTGCGGTACTTGCTCTCACCCATCATGGCCGGCGCTTCGCTCGCGCCGTAGCGGTTGGCGCGCTCCTTGTGCCACTGGTCCGTTCCCTGCTGTACATTCAAGACTTTCATGGGGTGTCTCCTAGTCGTTTGCTTCTATGAACTCGCCGTTCTCATCGAGCGTGTAGAACGTGTCCGGCTTGATGCCGTTCTGCCCGGTGATCGCGGCCTTGATGTGAATGAGCCCCATGTCGTCGTTGCGGTAAACGCAGACGATGGCCGAACCGAGGCTCGCCCGGGCCTTGGACTGGTAGCCGGTGGCGATGGCGACGGCATGCTTGTTCTTGCCCTCTTCGCCTTCCTTGTTCTCGATGGTCGCCGCGCTCCAGTCGCCCGTATTGGTCGCCGCGCTCCAGTTGCCCGTATTGGTCGCCGCGCTCCGGTTGCCCGTATTGGTCGCCGCGCTCCGGTAGCCCGTATTGGTCGCCGCGCTCCGGTTGCCCGTATTGGTCGCCGCGCTCCAGTCGCCCGTATTGGTCGCCGCGCTCCAGTCGCCCGTATTGGTCGCCGCGCTCCAGTTGCCCGTATTGGTCTCTTTGCCTTCCGTGGCGCGTTCCTTGATGTACTCGACAGCGGCCTTCACAAGCCCTGGGATGCCGATCTCGCCCTTGATCTTGATCGTCGAGGCGCAGATCTTCGTGTCCCCGTCCTCCTCGCGATCGGTTTTGCCCGAGAGCTCCACAACCGCGAAGCGGCTCGAGGCCGGCTCGTAGTAGCCGAATATGTCGAGCGGGTACTCGCAGGCATGAAAGCCCGAGCGGCAACGCTTGACTTCGCCGCGATGCCGGTAGGTCTTGCCGATCTCATATTGCTTGTTGCGGCAGCGCAGATTCTCATCGAAGCCCTTGTAGGCGAGGATGGGCTGGCCCTTGCGCGCAGCCATCACTCGGCACTCTCGAGCAGCTCGGCCGCCTGGGCGCGTTGCTCGGCGCTCATGCTGTCGATGTCGTCGGCGCCGACCTGGTCGGCGAGATCTTTCTCGCGCCAGCCGGCCTCGTCCATCATTGCGCGCAGGGCCTCGGCGTTCGGCGCGCTGACGGCAGGCTTTTGCTTGATGCTTCGGATCGACTGCTTCATTCCGTCGGTGAGCGCCGCTTTGCTCTCGAGCATGGCGATCACCTGGTCGGCGGTTTTCTTGCCCTCGCGGATCGGCTGCACCCAGGCCTCGAATTTGGAGGTGAACTCCTCCTGCGAGTAGGTGGGTCGGACAGAGCCCTGCTCGGGCTCTCCTGAGACAACTGTCGCTTCGCCCATGTCTCGGGCCTCGCGAATGACCTCAGCTTCATCGGCGTCATAGATGCCAGCGAACCCAAAGGCGAGGCGGGCGCACTGGATCAGCGCCTTGTGGCGTAGCATCCGCTTCGGGTGCGTCTGCCAGGGCCCGGTGTTGCGGCGGCACTCGCTCGCATATTCGGTCACCTTGATGGGGTGCGCGCGATCCTTTCGGAAAATGATGCAGGTGCACTTCTCGTCGTCCTGCTCGAACTCGAGGCCGTCGAAGTTCGGCTGCTCGTTGATGATTCGGCTCCAGCCATCGACGCCGACAACCGGCACGATCCCGTTCTGCTTGTCCGGGAAGGCGTAAATTTCCTTCGTAAAAGGATTGAGGCCGTATTGGTCGGCGACGACCATCAAGGCCATCATCTGCTCGTTCGTCGGTTCGCCATCCTTGACGCGAAATGCTGTGCATTTGAGAGTGGTGACCAGCTTGTTCTGATCGACGCCGAAGCGTCCAGCCATGCGGCTGATCAGCTTGCCGGCGGGAAGTGTGGCTACTTGCGTATTTTGAGTTGCCATCGAACTGTCTCCTGTCATTAGTGGGTGGGCTTGGCTGCGGTGTACTGGCGCAGCTCTCCCGGGGTTTCCTGCCGCTTGCGCCGGGCGACCTTGTTGAGCCATTCGGCGTGGCGCTCGCGGAACTCCTGGATAGTCGGTGCGTCTTTCCCGTAGGGGGCGCGATTGGCCTCGGCGCTCATTTCAGGGCGCCGATGTCCATCAGCTCTTGGGTGTCGCGAGCCTGGGCGGCATCGCGGGCACGGTCGACCTCGGCCTCGAAGCGGTCGTGTTCGTGGACGCCCTCAACATGCCGGCAGTAGGCCTCCCAGGCCGTCAGGTTGCCGCCGAAGCTCAGGCCGGGGTAGCGGCGCGAGTCGATCCGGTCCTCGAGGAGCGCGATCAGCCCCGCGATCTTCTGCTCGCGCGTCGCATAGGCCGGGCGTGAATCGCGGGGATCAATCGAGCTGGAGGTTTCGATTTCGACTTCGGCGGCATCGATGGCGCGCGAGAGCTGCTCCTCAATGCTCATGCCGCGGCCCTCGCCTCACGCTCGAGCTGGCGCAGGGTCTTGGGGCCGAAGGGCGTCATGACGACCCATTCGACGGCGCCCTCGACGCGGCGCCGCTCAGCGCCCCAGACGACGGTCTGCGGGCTGATCTTCTCGGCCTGCTTGACGACCTGCTCGGCGACGATCTCCTCGTCGGTCTTGGGAGCTGGTCCTCCAAAGAGCATCGCGTCGATGCAGGCCCTGCGGTATTCCTGGGATTGGCGTTTCATTGTTTGCCTGTCCGGGTGAGTACAGGTCTAATTATAGACCTCTCCTATAATAAGTCAATAGGTGTAACTATATTTTTTAACGAAACGAAGCGGCTCCCAACCCTATGAATTTAGGGTTTTTTATGAGATTAGGGAAGCAATCTTCTGCTCGGTGGGCTCCTCTGTATTTTTCCCCCGGTAGGCCTCCAGGACACGCTCGAGCGCGCTGCTTTTTCTCGTAGCTCAAACCTGTTGCAAAAAATTAGGCAGCGACTATAATTAACCCCATGAAGGCGATACCCCTCAAAGATCTGCTTGAGAAAGCGAACCTCACCCAGGTCGCGCTTGCCAAACGGCTCGGCATCCGCCAGCCCTCCGTCAGCGACTGGGGCCGCAATGGGATCCCGCTCAAGCGCCTCGATGAGATCTCGACGGCGACCGGTATCCCGCTGCCGGAATTGATCGATACACCCCGGTCAGAAAAGGCGGCATGAAGTTGCACGAGTCCTCCCTGTGTGAAAACCCCAGCCTCCCAGGGGCAATCGGGGCGCCGGGTGTCAAAGCCTGGCGCCCATTTTTTTCAACCGGGTTGCAAATCACTGTAAAAAATCCTTTACGGAGGTTGACATGGATCAGCTTTCGCTCAGTTTCGAGCCTGGTTTAGCCCAGCGCTACCGGGACCAGAGGGAGTGCTTCGCGAAGTGCGTCTATACGATCGGCCTCGGTCGTGTGGCCTCCGCCGTGGATGTCGCCCCGTCGACGCTTAGCCAAATGCTTTCCGGGGAGCGCAAGCTCGACCCGGAGGTGATCGAGCGCTACATGGAGCGGTTCAACGACATCACGCCCGCGCTTTATTGGGCGGCCAAATACGGCCAGGATGCGAAGACGCTCCAGGAGCAGGCGTTCGCTCAGATCCCCGAACTCGTGGCGCAGCTGAACTCGGTGCTCGAGGCTGCAAAGGGAGGGAAGAGGAATGCCTAAAGGTATGCCATGGTGGAGGGCGTACGCGGAGATGGTAGACGACGAGAAGCTTCGACTTCTCGCATTCGAGGATAGATGGCATTTCGTCGCAATCTGCTGCCTAAAGTGTTCTGGA